GCAGCAAATAAGAAAAGCTATCAAACCAATTTGTTTCTCTTTTGTGTCCACACCAGGAACGGCACTACTTGGCCACAAAAGATCTTTGGCTGCCGCGGCGGCCGGAGGGGTTCCAGGAGGGGGTGGAGGGACGCCCGGGGGAGGTCTTGCGGCCGGAGGGGGTGGTGGGACGCCTGGAGGGGGTCTTGCGGCCGGAGGTGGCGGAGGGGGTGGAGGTGGCGGGGGAGGGGGATTAATGTCCTGAATGGTACAACCAGTGTTCAATGTACCACCGGACATTTCACCAATCGTCGTCTGCTGGAAACATGCGTTAATCTTATCAACGCAAAGACCTGGCTGATCCGCAGCTGGCTGTGAAATAAACTTACCAGCACTTCCAGTTTTGGCCTGTGTACATTCGTCGCATGCACAAAACGGCTTGAGGGCCGACGTCAAGAAAGTCGCGCCAAGTGTTTTGTATTTACCAACCTTGGCGGCTATACTTGCGCAACCAGGAAGGTTAGGAGTCTTTAGACAATCGTCAACTGAACGGTTCGTCGCATTATAACACGCACAGGCGGTTGCATTGGGATTCGTACCGCATTTTAAATTAACCATCTGATTTGCCATATTTTTCTCCCCATCTGAACCAGTCTTGAAAACCTGATTGATGGCGTTGACGCATCGGGGATCGGTGGTCCAATCGGGTTGGGCCGAGCATAGACCCATCTTGACGGTGTTATATGACGCTGATCCCGGATTCTGAGGATTGAGCCAGCCAATGCACTGTGGGGTGTCTATTCTAGCCCAGTCGGAACAGAATGTATTTCGCAAATCTTTGACGTCGTTCGGGCCGACACCCATGGACGCTAAATTGTTGAAAGTACTTTGCTTAGTAAGATCGATCGGAACCTGTGAAACGATGATGCCGTCCGGGCGATTTCCGGGGTTCCAACCGTTTTTGAAACACGCACCAGGTGCGTTCGATTCATTCCAGACTTTGGCTCCTCCGTCCGACGTCAGGTTTCCGCACGTGCCCACTCTGTTCCCCCCCGAGTTTACCGCTTCATCTTCACCGTCAAAGACGTTGAGATTCAGACCCGCTTTGAGTCCAAGTGGTACCACGACCGAGTTGGCACCGCCTGCATTTGGCATGCTCCGCGGATAAAAAGATCGACCAATTTGCCCACAATTTGCTGTACCGTTGGCATCCGTACAAATCTTCACCTTGGTGTCGCCGTTTTGTGGAAGGATACCGACACCCGGTTTGTATGTCGTTGGTTTGGTCGTCCCCGCCTTCTTGATCCACATCCGTCGGCCCCTGCCTTCATTGTTCTTCGAAACGCCTGGTTCAGGGCCACCGTCGCTAGTTTTGGCCATCGCGGATCCTAATAAGTGGTACGTCCATCCATTGTTTTTCGTATCACCTGGAGCCGTTCCACGCACACCCCAGCATTGATCCGTCTCGGCGCACACAGCCAAAGCCAACTCCCTCTGATGAGCCTCATCAGGTTTGTCACCCCTCGACCACCCACCGAGAAATGTTATAGGCCGCCACGTATTCGTGGACTGCCTATTGTTTGGATAATAATTATAATTACCGATGGACTCGTTCCAAGTATCAGCCATCCTATCTTGTACTGATAAAAAATTTATAACCGTTCCTGAGAGATGAGAGGGGTCGTCCACACCCCCTACTACGACTGGGACGGACGCAAGTACCTGGAAATTTTAATTGAAGGGCGCGTGACCCGTGTCAAGGTGCCCTTCCGATACGGCCGCGTCATGTGTCGTACTGAAGGTCTCAAGACCGTCCAGGAACTTCAAAAGGGTGATGAAATTGAAATTGAAATTGAAAGGAAACCATGGGACGGCGTCAACCACTGGATCCTTGTGAGCTTTAGAGAAATTACCGACTCTTAGGGTAATGAATTCACCGACGGGAACCTCCGGTTCCCTGCTCACAAGAAACGGATATGTCGTCCAATCAGAAAACGAGTCTGAAATAAAGCGTGAACTCACTGTTAGACCACAGACAAATGCTCTTGGGTCTTCCGGGCCCGGGTTCGGTCCCTCCTTCAAGGTTTTCAGACAAGTCAAAGGTGAGCGGACGCTGGTCGTTCCCCGCTATTATGGCCTCGGGAGGTTCGGGCCGCCCCCCAGGGACACCCGCCCTGCTTGTGCTGGGGCTCCTGGGATTGTTTTCACTGGACGCCTACGAGACGCGACGCGACAACCAGAAGCCTTTGCAGCTGGAAGTAAAGCCTTTGAAGACACGGGAGGGGGCGTTCTGTCCCTTCCCTGCGGATTCGGGAAAACTACGGTTGCCCTGGCTCTTTCGGCACAATTAAAAGTCCGAACCATGATCGTCGTCCACAAAGAGTTCCTCGCGAACCAGTGGGTCGACAAGATCAAGGAGTTTTGCCCAGGCGCCACCATCGGCCGCGTCCAAGGCGACACCTTTGACGTGGAGAAGGATTTCGTCATCGCCATGATCCAGACTATGTCCCAGCGCGAGTTTGACAAAAAGGCTTTTGATTCCATCGGCCTTTTAGTTGTGGATGAGGCGCATCATATCGGCGCGCCCGCCTTTTCACAGTTCATGTTCAAGGTTTGTCCACGGTACACGCTCGGACTTACTGCGACGCCAGAACGCAAAGATGGACTTACGCGGCTCCTGTACTGGTTCCTTGGTCCCGAGTTCTTCAAGGTCGAGCGGGTCAATCAAGGGATGACAAAGGTCACAACGCTCAATTACACGGATCAAGCCTTCAAAGAGTCCCCACCCGTAACGCGCTTTGGTCAGCTTAACATGGCTGGGATGATCAACATCGTCACTGAACTCGAGGCTCGGAACGACCTCATCGTTCAGACGGCTGAAGACGCCCTCGCGGACGGGCGGCGAGTACTGGTACTTTCCGACCGGCGTGAACATTGCTTTTACTTACAAAATAGGCTAGGCTCTAATGCTAAACTCTATGTTGGTGGGATGAAGGAGGCTGATTTAGCAAAATCGGCCGAGAGTCCCATAGTCGTCGCCACGTTTCAGTTGGCTCATGAGGGCCTGGATATCCCTGCTCTGGACACTGTGATTTTAGCCACACCCAAGAGCGACATTAAGCAATCTATCGGCCGTATCATGCGTGAAACGGCGGGTAAATTGAACGATCCATTGATTTTCGACATTGCTGACCAATGGTCTGTGTTTTTCGCAATGTATCGCAAACGCTTGAAGGTTTATAGGGAAGGGGGGTTCGAGGTCATTAGTGAAGCTAATGACCGACCGGAGAAACCTACTGAGGTGTTTGGGAAAGGCCAGTGTCTCATGTAGATTTACGGAACATTGCAGTACCCACCAAGACGGGTAACAAAATTACACAAATGATAAGAAGAATAAGCATCCACTGTGGGAAACCTGAAGGAGACGGGGAACCTGAAGAAGCGAAGCACGGGGCCAGGCGCGCAACTAGACCATCCGGAAATGGTGTTATACCACCGCGCCTGGCCTGAAAGCACACGTCATACTGAGCGTTTCCGGTCATGGCAGCTGGCGTACTGGAACTAGGGACGAACCCTTCACCACATGGAGTCCCTTTTGGTACAGACTTGAATCCGTTGGATATGGCCCATGCCGTATAGTCCGGAACTGCTTCACAGTTTTTCATGGCATCGTTATAAACTGATAAAAGACCTGGATCAGGTGCCGCCGGAGATGACGAACTCGGTGGACACGGAAAAGCACACGCCATGCTCTGAGGTGGACAACCAGGGTCCACCTGCGGGGGGCAGGCGCAATATTTACACACAAGCCTCGACATCTAATATATATTGAACTATTTATTTTGAACCTCTCATAGAGTCCACGAGGCCGAGCACAAAAATACCCACAATAAACCCCATTAAAATGTAATTACACTCTGTATTGTCTGAAACTGGAAGAGGTCCTTTATTTACAAAAGCTTTTGAAGGCCGTACTGGGGGCCTGTCACTATTATCATCGAATGGCGCAAAGGCCACCGCCATTACTTAATGTTTAGAAGATTTTTACGGGTAACACATCTCGGATGCGCCGCTGTACTCTACAAAGGAGACCCTTCGGGTCTCTCACTTTCTAGAGGGACACTTCCTTCTTCTTCGGCCGCCCCTTCCCCTTCCCCTTCACCGCCACCTCGCGCATGTCCGGGTCGCCCGCGTCCACGCTCACGATGTCAGACACGTCGTCGTCGTCCTGCCGCGCTGGGCGACTCATCTGAGGCTGTGGAGGGCCCATCATACCCATCAGCGACCCAAAGTCCATTCCTGGCCCGCGCATCTCGCGCCGCAGTCCGCCCGCGGGAGGCTCTCCAGAGGCGGGTCCCGCCCCCGGCTGCGTACGCTGTACAGCATCCATCATGTTCTGCATCAGACCTGGGTTCTGCTTCATAACCTGAGTCACGTTCGGTACCGCCGCCTTGAACATGCTGTTCGTCAGGTGGAACATCATCGCCGAACCACCAACCATCATGATCAGCTTCACCTCTGGTGCCACCTGTACCTTCGTCTTGTACTTGTTGTACAGTTCCTCGAAAACGCCGTCGTAATCCTCGACGTTCTCCATGGTGTTCTGGGACCACCCGTTCAGTTCCACGTCGAACGGATCGAACTTGTCGTTCAGAAACTCCAGGCCCGTCACACAGGCCACCAGCATACGCCGCTGGAACTTGATGGAACGCTCGACATCGATGGAATACGTCATCCGCTTGTACTCTGTGCGAATCTCCTCGATGTCGCTGTAAATCGTCAGACGGGCGCTCGACTGAATACCCTTCTTGTTCAGCCGAGTAATCTTGTTCAGCAAATCAGCCTTCTCGTCCTCGATGGTCTTGTAGCCCTCAGAAGGCATCTGGTCGCCACCTCCACCGGGACCGAATCCATTTTGTCCCTGCTGGCCACCCTCAGCTCCAAAGCCGTCCTCGTCGTCCTCACCATCGTCGTACTCCTCGTGCATAGGTGGAGGAGGTGCGGTCCTCTTCCCAGGGTTCATGAACATGTCCATACCGACATCATCAGGAGGATTCATGTCTTCCCGGGGACCCGCAGAACGCTTAGCAAATGGACTAGGTTTCGCAGGCTTGGGGCGGACGGCAATCGTCTTTTTCGCAGGAACTTCGATCGAGATTTCATCCAGCAGACGGGTTTCAGCATCGTCAAGATCCATAGGCGGCACCTCCATTCTGAAACCTTTTTAGAAAGGAAGTTGAAAGCTTTAACGCACTAAAAAAATATTAACAAAATATAAATGGCATTCAAGTTTGGCAAGATCTTTACCCAGGCTGTTATCATCGGTCTCCTCGTGGCTATCCTGGTCATGCTGGTCCAGGGCCGTGGCTCCACCTACGAGGCCGCCCCCCTGATGACCGTGGCCGGCTCAGCCGCTGCCGCCGGTCCCTCGAGCCTGTCGGAGATTCCTTCGTCCCTGGAGTGCACCCCAGGCCCATCCGAGAAGGCGGCGTACTACACCCGTGGCCTGACCCCAGGTGGCCTGTGCGGTGACGGCGACATGATCCGCGAGCAGATTCGCGACTTTTCCATCGAGGGCGGCATCGGCGGCTCGCTGCTGGAGCGGACCTAGACCGAGTCGTCTCGAGGTCCGTAGGACCTCTCGTCTCGTGATCCCCGGCGGTCCCTGAAAAACTCACGAGTCGCTACGCGACCCGGTTTTTAATCTAAATCTAAATTAAATGTGTGACACGGAAGTGTACACCGTTCGTGTTGATTCAGTCGGCGCAACTTCCAATACGAGTTTCGTGGGCTACATCAACATTCCTTTGAGAAATGTAGTAAAGGCCGAGCTGCTTTCATGCAGTTTACATGGTAACGCAACCTCACCAGTTGCCACGAGCGCTTTTTACGTTCAAATAGAGGAACTTGTTTCTAAATTCAATGATCGTGCAAACCTATCATATGATAGCCGGGTTGCTGGACAGATTTCGGCAGAGGGTATCACTCCAACCTTTCTAGCATCAAATACTCACCAACTCGCATCTTCTCTCGTGTGTATTCCGGTCTCGGACGGCACATCAGACCATCGTACAAATTTCACCGTAGGCAACTATTTCCCCGTTGAAACTTCATTTATTGAGCCTATTCGCCAGATTGAGAAGCTCACCGTGAACATTTTCCTGGCCAGTGGTGCTCAGCCCAATATAACCGGTGGTCCCACCTTCCTGACGCTCCGCTTCACGTGCTCCAAGCCCAACGTGTGCCAGTACGGTGGACAAATTGTCTAGGTACATCTTAGTAAATGACGGAGTACATTGTGTATGTGGACTCTGATAATCGGAACCAGACCCTCTGGCCCGATTCAAACAACTATACTCTTCACTTGACCACCCCAATCTTGAACATATCAGAGGTTGAGTTGGTCTCGGCTCAGCTACCCGCCTTGGCCGCGTCCCAGTTCGTTGCTCTGGACATTGCAGAACTCCGCGCCCCGAGCCATCTCACGGCTGCGGCTCTCGAGGCCGCCGTCCCCACCTCGAATGCATTCAACGGCTCTTTTGCCACAATCCCGATCAAAATTACAGGAGACGCTGAATTTTACAACGCAAATTACCGGATCAGTACCGTGTATCCCGCTCGCATAGACAAACTGGACCGTCTGACCGTCACGTGGCGCCAACCGAACAACGGAAACTTGCTCATTGCCGGACGGAACATGTTTCTCCTAAAATTCAAAACCATTCAAGTCCCCATGGAACCAGAACGACCTCTGAGTCTGCCACCCCCAGTCCCGTGGAACAACGGTGACCAAACCAAAATGTACATAGTCGGGGGCGTGGCTCTCGCCGGTCTTTTGATAATAATATCAGTAAAAAACAGATAGACGATGTGTGACAGCATCGCGAATGGGGGCCCCAGGGCCGTTGCGTGCCCTCCTTGCCCCCCCGCAAACGTCATCATCGCCTCAAACGTCCTAGACACAACGGGAAACGTCATCGCCGGTAACATTATCGCAGTTGACGGAACCTTTACAGGAAACTTGTACGTGGCTGGTAATATTGTTTCAAATATCAGCTATTCTATCCTTAACGTTGCAGGACCCATTAATGGCGCGAGTATTTGGGGAACGGCGTATTATGGAAACGCCTACGGTCTTTCGAACATCAACGCCTCAAACCTCGCGGGAACAATTTCAAACACGAACCTACCGGTCGTTGGCGCAGTGGGAACCTTTGGAGACTTTTCGAACGTTTCACAGGTGACCGTCGACCAATACGGGCGCGTCACAGCAGCGGCCAACGTGGCGATTCTGTCATCACAGTGGACCACGGTCGACGGGAACGTCGCTTACCAGAACGGCGTGTCCATCGGAACCCTGAGCGCCCCGCCCGTCGGTTCCAACCTGTACGTTTTCGGCTCGGCCAATATCACGGACACCCTGAACGTTTCAACTTTGTACGTAAATTCAGCAACCGTCTTCGGCTCGGCCACTCTGAACGTTTTCGGCGTCTCGAATCTCTCGACTGTCCTGGCCTCACTGTACATCGGTGACGGTTCGGGAATTTCAAACCTTAATTCAAGTAATTTGGCAGGGAACGTTGCCACTGCCAACGTCGCCGGGGTTGTGACCAACCCCTCCCAACCCAACATAACCTCAGTGGGTACTTTGACCGGTCTCAACGTCCAGGGTCTCTTGATTGTTTCCAACGGTTCGGGAATTTCAAACCTCAATTCAAGTAATTTGGTCGGGAACGTTGCGGCGGCTAACGTGGCCGGGGTTGTGAGCAACCCCTCCCAACCCAACATAACCTCAGTTGGTACTTTGACAGGTCTCAACGTCCAGGGTCTCTTGATTGTTTCCAACGGTTCCGCAATTTCAAACCTTAATTCAAGTAATTTGGTCGGGAACGTTGCGGCGGCTAACGTGGCTACGAGCGTCACTAGCCCTGCTCAACCCAACATAACCTCCGTGGGTACTTTGACCTCTTTGACCGTCTCGGGGGTCTCGCAGGCGGGCCTGTTCGTCGGAAATGGTTCCGCAATTTCAAACATTAATTCCTCAAACCTCGTAGGCAATGTGGCACGAGCTAATGTCGCCCTGGTAGTTTCTCAACCGGCTCAACCCAACATAACCAGTGTAGGCACTTTGACCTCTTTGACCGTCTCGGGAATTTTGAACTCTAATTTGTTTACAGGAAATGGTTCCGCAATTTCAAATATTAATTCCTCAAACCTCGTAGGCAATGTGGCGCGAGCTAACGTCGCCCTGGTAGTTTCCAACCCCTCTCAACCCAATGTGACGTCACTCGGTACTTTGACCTCTTTGACCGTCCAGGGATTACTCATCGCCTCCAACGGTTCTGGAATTTCAAACATAAATGGATCGAACGTCTCGACCGTCCCTACGTCGCAATCAGTTATTACTCCTTCCCAGCCCAACATCACAAGCCTCGGTACCCTCACGGGTCTTTACGCCTCTGGAAATGTGTCCGCACCCTTTTTCATCGGTGGCGGCAACGCCTTGAGTAACTTGCAGGTTTCGAACCTTTCAGGGACCGTGAACTTTGCAAACGTGGCCGGTTCAGTCACCAACCCTGCTCAGACCAACATCACAAGCCTCGGTACCCTCACGGGTCTTTACGCCTCTGGAAATGTGTCCGCACCCTTTTTCATCGGTGGCGGCAACGCCTTGAGTAACTTGCAGGTTTCGAACCTTTCAGGGACCGTGAA